TCAGGCGTGCGTGAACACCAGCAGCCGGACCCCGTCTGAGCGTCGGCGCTCCACTCTGACGCCGACCGCGAGCAGGACCTCCCGGTTGGCGGTGATCTGCTCGCTGAACACCCGCGAGTTGCGGGGCCACCACTCGACCTCCATCGTCTGGTGCTTCTCTGCCGCAGCCCAGGCGGAGTCCGCCGTGCCAGTCCACTCGCCGCCCTCGGCGTCCAGCCAGGCCAACACCGAAGCCAAGACCGGGTCGTCCGCGGCGCGGTCCCTGCGTGCACCTAGGACGTTCTGCTCGTACGCTCGGTACAGGTCCGGGTCGATCGCCCACAGTGCCTCGGCGTAGTCGGCGTTGCGGAGCCTTTCGGGGTTTTCGTGGGCTCCAGCCAACATCTGCACGGCCAGGTCAAGCACACCCGCCAACGCACGAGGACGAACGCTCACCCAATCCGCCTCCAGCACCCGCTCGCTCGCACGGTGCTCCAGCGGGTCCAGGGAGACGATGATCAGGCGGTCCAGGGTGTCGGATTTAACCCCGCGCGGCAAGGAGAGCCCAGTCAGGACACCCGTGCGGCGGTAGTTCACGCGGACGACGTCGGCGTCGGTGTAGAGACGCCGCTTCTCGATCATGTCGCCGGTCACCAGGCGCGACAGGAAATCAGCCCCGTCGTCCGACATCTTGGCCACGTTGTCCCACGCCACGAGGTACGAGCCGAACGCCTTCGTCTCGTCGTCGGCCCGGTTCTTGCCGAAGCCGCCGCCTAGGGCTCCGCTGGGCTTGGGGTCGATCAGGTCCACCAAGAACCGACCGGTGGTGCTCTTGGCCGACCCCTGTGGCCCAAACAGGGCGAGCAGGGGACGTGGTGCGTCGGCCAAGAGCGCGCACGGAAGCCAGCCCTTGACCAGCAGCCACCGGGGATCGTCAGCCAACCATCGCAGCACCTCTCGCAACTCCTCAAGGTCACCGCCAAACTCCGGCGTCGGCAGCGGCGCGCCCGCGGCTTGGAACGTCACACCTTCTGGCGGCACATTCTCGATTGTCCAGCCCGCTGGCGTCACGACGACGCACCGACTGGTGCCGGGCTGGGCAAGATCTAAGACGATCCGGTCGGCCTCGGTGTGGACGCGGAGCGACAGGGGCCGCGTCTTGCCGACCTCCGCGTGAGCGTTCAGCACCTTCGCTGCCTCGGTGGCAGCAGCGCTGAGGCTGCCTGAGAGCAAACCCACGCCATCCGCGGCGCGCATGACGGCAGCCCCGTTCAGCAACTCGGCCCGACCACCCTCCTTTGGCTGGACAAACACACGTCCGTCGTCTCCGGCGGGGAACACGTCGAAGTGAGCCTCGACGTGTTGCCGGAGCCGTACGGCCAGCGGCGGGCCTTGGGGTGCCGTCACTGTGTTCGAGGTGGCCGCGAGCGCCGCGGGCACCGTCACCGGCGCAAACTCCGCTGCGGCGTCCGTGACGGTTGGACGCTGAGGGTCGACCGACGCCAGATCCCAGAACCGCCCGGCTTGGCCGTCGAACTCGCTCCTGGGGTATTCGCCCTTGGAGGCGGCCACCTGCGTGGCCTCCCAGATCGTCTCGGTGACGTCCTCGTGGTCGAGGCAGCCACCGTGGACGAAGCGGTAAAGCAGGGGCAGCCGCCGCGCCACGGCGTTGTTGCGACCAGCGAACGACTGGCCCCCACTCTCGTTGGTCAGCGTGGCGACCTCCCGCGCGGACTTCGTCAAGATGTCGCGCGCCCGAGCCGCCTGCCGCTCAGTTGGAGGCTCGTCCAGATCGACCACCGTCACCGCGTCTGTGCCGCGGTGACGTCCGGGGATGTCCTGACTGACCGCGATGGCAAGCCAGGTGTCTACGTCCAGCGGCTCACCGTCGACCACCGTGACCTTGCGGTCTTTGGGCCCGAACATGAGCTGCTCGGCGTGGGCACCGCAGCGGTCAGGGCCCCAGCCGACTGCGTTCATCACTACCTGGGCGAGCAGGTAGTACTCTTCGGGGTCCACGTCGCGCGACAAGGGCACGAGCAGTCGGTAGCGCAACGCCTCCGCCCTGCTGCTCTTAGTCGGGTGCGATGCGTGGGCGTCGAGGGCCAGAAGGACGTCGTCGCACCACGTTGTGCTCGGCTTGTCCTCGTCGAGGGTGAGGACCGACCGAAGCCGAGTCGACTCGATGGTCTTGCGCTTGCCATCCACGACCCCGGCGAGGTAACACGGCATCTCGGGCAGGGTGCGCACGAACTCCGGCCAAGACAGAGGTGCCTCTTGGGTCCACGGCCCGTGGACGGTTGCCGCGACAGCGCGGGCATACTGGCGCTTGCTCATGGGGTGTCCTCTCGGCGCTTCTGTTCGTGGCGCTCAACGTCGCGTTGCGCTGCGCGGCTTGCCGTTTCAGGGTTGCTGGGGGTGAAACTGAGGCTCGTGACAAACTCGCCGTCAGGCCCGTGGAGGATAAATTGGGTGCTTCCCTGCTTGACGGTGTAGCCACGGCGGAGCCAGGCACGCAGCCACCGGAGGTGCTTTTTCGGCAGGGGGTTGCGTCGGCGGCTCATGCCTGCCCACCGCCGTCAGCGGTCAGGAGGCGGGCGATGCGCTGCCGCTGCTCGCTCGTCAAGGGTGGGGCCGCGGCGAGGGTCCGCTCGATGTAGTCCTCGACCTTCGCGGCTGCGAGGGCGGTCTTCGTCTCGCGCTTAGTCGCTTCGTCAGCGCCCCGGCGGTAGGCGAGGGCGTGTGCCATGACGGCGTGATTGATGGCTGGGTTGTTGCTGGCCACGGGGGGCTCCTTCGATGGGAAGTGCACATCGAAGGGAGAGGGCTTTCTCCTCTAGCCCCCGCGCTAGTTGTCTGCCCTGTCCTCCGGGGGAGTCTCGTTGCGCCCCTGGTCGGCTCTACCGACTGTCTCAACTGTTGTCGCTGCGGTTCGGGTGGTTGCCATCCCAGCGCTGTCTTCCAGGGTGCCCGCAGGCCTGTCCCCGGCGGGGTGGACTGGCCTGGGATCTATTATCCCCCGAACTTTGCAAAGTACCGTCGCACCGCCCTGACCAGCGCAAAAGCACGCAAAGAAGCCCCCAGCCGAACACGACTGAGGGGCTTCTCCCGCCGGAACCCGCTCGGGCGAGCGGACACCGTTCTTCATTATGCCCAGAACTGCCCAGAACGGGAACGCTCTGACACGCAGGCGGCCAGGACTGCCCAGGGGATGCCCAGAACGCGGTCGTGCCAGAGACGGACAAAAGGGTGCCCCCCGCCGGTTGCATCCGGCGGGGGCGGGCGGCCCAACACGGGCGGCTAGCAGGGCCGCTCTGTCGGCCCTGCGTGAAAGGGTGGCGGGATGGTGGACAAGAACCGGCTCTTCTACGGCGACAACCTGAACGTCCTACAGGCACACATCCAGGACGAGTCGGTGGACCTTGTCTACCTAGACCCACCGTTCAACTCGAACCGCAACTACAACGTCATCTTCGGCAAGCACCAGCGAAACGACAGCAGCGACGCCGCGCAGATCGAGGCGTTCGGCGACACGTGGGTATGGACGCCGACGACAGACCAGCAGTACCAGGACCTCGTCAGCGGCGGGCTGCCGAACGCGGTTGCGGACGCGCTCATGGCGATGCTCACTCTCCTGACCGAGAACGACGCCATGGCTTACCTCGTCAACATGGCACCGCGGCTGGTTGAGCTCCACCGAGTGCTGAAGGACACCGGCTCGCTGTACCTTCACTGTGACTCGACGATGAGCCATTATCTGAAGTTGCTGCTCGATGCGATCTTTGGCCCGGGCAGGTTTGTGAACGAAGTCATTTGGCAGCGCGCGCACACCATCAAGGGGAACGCGGGCCAGGGAGCGCGCCACTATGGCCGGTCGACCGACACCCTGCTCGTGTACGCAAAGTCTGGAAAGTACACCTTCCAGCAGGCCTACACGCCGTATTCGGACAAGTACCTCGCGCGGTTCAAGTACACCGACCCGGAAAGCGGCCGCAGGTACCGCCTAGTGAGCATGATCGGGCCGGGTGGAGCAGCCAAGGGCAACCCCCAGTACGAGGTCATGGGAGTGATTCGGTATTGGCGCTACTCCCGCCAGAAGATGCAGGACCTCTTGGAGCAAGGACTTGTGGTCCAACCGCGTCCCGGCGCAGTGCCTGAGCGCAAGCAGTACCTAGACGAAGGCAAAGGCAGCGCCGTCCAGTCCCTTTGGACGGACATCATTGAGATTAACCCGATGGCCGCCGAACGGCTGGGCTACCCGACTCAGAAGCCGGTTGCCCTCTTGGAGCGCATCATCGGAACAAGCAGCAGGGAGGGGGACGTGGTACTCGACCCATTCTGCGGGTGTGGAACCACCATCGACGCCGCCCAGCGCTTGGGGCGAAACTGGATCGGGATTGACATTACCTATATCGCGATCGACCTAATACAGAAGCGCCTCAAAGACCGCTTCCCCGGTATAGAGGACGGGAGTTACGAGGTCGCGGGCATCCCACGCGACAAGGAGGCCGCGCTCGCTCTGTTCTCGAAGTCGCCTTTCGACTTCGAGCGGTGGGCCGTCTCCCTGGTCAACGGCCAGCCGAACCAGAAGCAAGTCGGCGACAAGGGCATCGACGGTGTGGCCCGGTTCCCGCTGGGCGACCCCAACCAGAACAGAGGCGGCATCGGCCGCGTCCTCGTCTCCGTCAAGGGCGGCAGGAACCTGAAGCCCGAGTTCGTCCGGGACCTCTTGGGCACCGTTGACACACAGAAGGCGGAACTCGGAGTGCTCATCACCCTGGCCGAGCCGACCCGGGGGATGGTCGACGCGGTCAACCACGCAGGTAACTACACCCACCCGGCCAACGGGCAGACGTTCCCCAAGGTCCAGGTCATCACCGTCTCCGCATTGCTGGCGGGCAAGCGGCCCTCCCTCCCGCTGACTCTGCCGCCGTATCTAGCAGCCACGAGGAGCACCGCCAGGGTCACCGCCGAAGGGCTGTTCTAGCGCCGCCGCAGCAAAGCCCTTGGCGCTCGACAGCGCGGTCGTTTAAACCGCGTTATAATAGATCGTCCAGGAACAACACCCCGTGATGAGCCCGTGACACCGCCCCGGGGCGTACCTTCCCGCTGCCCCCGCCGATCACCGAGGCCATCGAAGCCCCGTGGTGGGGACCGACGAACGGCGGAGTCGTCATCAGTGAGCCATCCGTCGGCAGCAACCCCAAGACGGAATGGATGCCGGTCACCTCGAGGGCCTCCTGCGGTCGCAGGGGCGGCAACAGGCCCGGCAGTCGCTCGGCCAGCATCGTCTTGCCCGCGCCGGGCGGGCCAAGCAGCAGAATGTGATGTTGGCCAGCAGCCGCGATTTCCAGCGCCAGTCGAGCTTCTGCCTGCCCGACCACGTCGCGCAAATCGGGGATCGTTGAGGCGGGTCTCATGACGTCATCCGGCATCAGGTCAGGCAGGCACCGTCCTGCTGCGAGGGCTCGGTACAGCGCTGCCACGTCTCGCAGATCCCGCACTGCGTGCACGCGCACTCCCGGCACCAAATCTGCCTCGCGGGCACTGTTGACCGGCACCACGACCTCACACACTCCTCCCGCAGCGGCCGCCATGACCATCGGCAAAACGCCCGGCACCGGTCGGATCGAGCCGTCGAGACCCAACTCGCCGATGTGACAGATCCCGGTAATCAGATCGGGGGGAAGACTGCCGTCGGCGGCAAGTAGGGCAACGGTGATGGCTAGGTCTGACCGTAATATATGGCATACTTATTGCATGACGACGACAGCGATCTACGCGAGGATCAGCCGGGACCGCACCGGAGCAGAGTTAGGAGTCGGGACGCAGGAGGGCGACTGCCAAGCGCTAGCGCAACAACTTGGCTGGGACGTGGTGGCAACACATCGAGACAACGACATCTCAGCGGCAAGCGGGAAACGTCGCCCCGGCTACCTAGCTCTGCTCGAAGACCTGCGCGCTGGCCGCGTGGACTCGGTCCTGGCGTGGCATGAGGACCGCCTGCACCGATCCCCCGTGGAGTTGGAGGACTACATCGCAGTGTGCGAGCCACTGTCCATACAGACACGTTTCGTGAAGGCTGGTGAACTTGACCTGGTGACCGCATCAGGCAGGATGACGGCACGCATCCGAGGCGCAGTGGCACGAGCGGAGGTTGAGCACATGATCGAGCGGCAACGGCGCGCCAAGCAACGCTCAGCCGAGGCCGGGACGTGGAAAGGTGGCCGTCGCCCGTTCGGGTACGACGCGGACGGCGTGACCATCCGGGAAGCCGAGGCGCAACATGTTCGCGCTGGGACAACCACAGCCCTTGCAGGCGCGTCTATGTACGCCATCGCCAAAGACTGGACCGCCGCCGGAGCGACCACGACCACAGGCAAGCCCTGGGAACCTACCGCCGTGCGAGCGGTCCTGCTGCGACCCCGTAACGCTGGACTCATGGAGCACCGAGGCGAAGTCATCGGGCAAGGGCAATGGCCCGCGCTGGTGGACCGGGAACAATGGGAAGCGTTGACGTCGATGCTGCGAAACCCAAGCCGCACCACGACGACAGGCAACGCCCGCAAGTGGCTAGGGTCCGGCCTCTACCGCTGTGACGTTTGTTCGGAGTCTGTGATTACTCAGGGCAAAGGCGCAGCCCAGCGCCGTACTTACCGTTGCCGTCCAGGACACGTCTCGATGGTGCAGGAGGATCTGGATGCCTACGTGCTGAGCAAAATTGTCGAGAGGCTCCAGCATGACGATATAAAGGCGCTGTTGGCTTCATCCGGCGCGGTGGACACATCTTCGTTAGAGAGTCGCGCTGTCACCCTCAGAGTGCGACTGGATGGCCTTGCTGCCGTTTATGCCGCTGGTGATATTGACGCCCAGCAGTTGGCCGAGGGAACACGCGCACTCCGGGCCGACCTTGACTCGGTTCGAGAGCGGATCACCGAGGCTCACCGGCATACAGGGCTCGATGGTGTGGCGGGGGCACCTGACCCTGCGGCCGTGTTCCTGAGAAGTGACCTACACCGACAGCAAGCCATCATCGACACCCTGGCGACTGTGACGCTACTACCGGGCACCCGTGGTCGGCCTCCCGGATGGAAACCTGGCGACTCGTACTTCCGGCCCGAGCGAGTCCAGATCGAACCGAGGAAAGCATGAGCACGTTCCTCATCTATTGTGACGACGCTTCGCATCCCAATAAGCGCCAACTCGTGAAGAGATTCAGCGTCATTCGCGGGATCGTGTGGACAGTCGGTATGGGCACCAACCTAGAAGGCGACGAGCCACTAGAAGATGACTTCGAATTGTTGGAACGCATGCAGGAAGATGGCCGAACCGTCCGGGGTCGCCACCGCTTCGAATGCCCCCGGTGTGGGTTAACGGTGCCAATTCGTGGCGACAAACTCACCGCCATCGCTAGGCGCGCCGTGGCCGACTCTCGGTCTGGGGCTTCGCTGACCGAACTGGCCTAATGTAGTAGGTGCTATACTGATTAAGCACAACCGGACCAGGGGTCGGTGAAGAGCCCGATATTCAACCTCTCAGCAGAGGCTTAGTAAGTCTGCTTGAGAGGTTTCTCATGTCCTGGACTACCGAGCGCGCGAAGGTCGCCTCGCTATCCCGATCCCGCACCCCGGACGACCCGGAACTGGTCAACGCCCGCCGCGACCTACGTTACGAGCGCCTAGCGGATCACGTCACCGCCAAGGTAGCCGAGTGGCCCCCGCTCACCCCCGAGCAAACCGACCGCCTCGCTAACCTGCTTCGCGGTGCCCTGTGAACGACGAAAGCACCCCGAAGGGTGCTCCCGAGGCCGTGGCGGCCTATCTCGACCTTATCTCATTCCTTTACGCCGCACACCACGAAAGTGCCTGCCGCGATGAGTGGGGCAACGCGAAGAAGTGCGCCCGTGACGCTTTCAGCGCTGGTCGAGCAGTGGGCTATCAGGAAGCCGCAGATGAGGCCCGCGCCGCCGCCTGGCCCCTTGCTCAGTATGTAACTGGCGGGGCTTCGAAGACTGGCCTAAGCGACAAGGCACTGCGCGAGATGTTCACAGGGGTGCAGCGATGAAGGTGCTGTACGTCTACGAATGCGGCCCCCGCTACGTGTTGCTACGTGGCCCCGCTTTGCTCTCCTGGCTCAACGACCACGAGATACCCGCCGTCAGGTCGAATCCCCAACGTGGCTGGAAGTGCCGACGTGACCGCCTCCCCGACGTGCTGGCGATGGCCCGTGAGGATGCCGTGAAGGTCCACATGAAGGGCGAGCCCAAATGAAGGGCATCACCTTTGACGAATGGGGCACGGTCGATCAACTCGCTGTCCGTCGCATGGCACTGGACTCGGACATAAAGCCACTCCGCGACCGTGTGATGTTCGCTGCGCTCGGCTGGTCAAACCTCATAGGTCATGCCGAGTTTGACCCCGCAGGGCTGTGCCACGCGCTGCAGACCGCCAACCCCAGGACGGGAGAGCTCAGCATCCCAGGACGCCGGCAGGTCAGCAACGTGATACGGGAGGCCGTCGAGCAGGGATACCTAGGCAGGGGATCGAGCATCGAATGCCTCATCGCGCCCCCTTGGTGGCAGAAGTCCGGAGGCACCGGAGGCAAGTCCTGTGGCTATCACCGCATCCGTGCGCGACACGCCTCCCGTGTCGCTAAACGTGCGGATGACACGTCTCCCGTGTCGCGGTGACACGCCTCCCGTGTCGCGGCAACCCGCTGACCTGCACTGATGCAGAAACCCTCTATGACTCTGATCTAAGTAGTACCGAACCACAGGAGAACTCAGCATGAGCCTCAAACCCTGCAAGGACTGTGGTGAACCTGTCGAGCACACGCGCTGCCCCGACTGCGCACGCGAAGTACAACGCCCCGAGTCCAGCAAGAACCGAGAGCACGTAGCGTTCGCCAACCTGTCCCGATGGAAGAACCTCAGCAAGCGGGTCCGACGCATACAGCCGTGGTGTGACGTATGCGGCACAGACCAACGGCTACAGGCAAACCACGTCATCTCGACCAAGGAACGTCCCGACCTCACCTACGCAATGGAGAACCTGAGCGTCCTATGCGCCAAGCACAACGGCGGACGCGGCCGCGACTGCACACCCGAAGAGCGCGCCGAAGTCGAGCGACGGCTCACCGCCAAGAAGTCAAGGCGACACGCCGACACTAGGGGGGAAGGGGTATCCCCGACCTCTGTTCCGATGTCCGGTGAGGCGCAAACACGATTAAATACTCCTGGGCGGTATACCTCATGAGGGCTGGACCGAAAGGCGCTCTGGACAATGCCGATATCCCGCTGCCGTTTCGTCCTAGATCGTCTGTGGAGTCTGAGCGTTTCGCAGCGTTCTCAGCCAAGTTCCTGAGGGTTCCAAAAGGGACAGGCGCGAAGGGTCCGCTGCACCTAGAGCCGTTTCAGGTCGAGATGGTTCAGGACGTGCTGGACAGTGGAGCGCGGACGGTGGCTTTCATGCTCCCGCGTGGGCAGGGTAAGACGACGCTCAACGCCGCCATAGCGCTGTTCGTGATGTTCTGCTGGGGTGAGGGCGCGAACGTCGTCGTCGTGGCTGTGGATGAGCGTCAGGCCGCTCTAGCGTTCAACGCAGCGAGGAGAATGGTCGAGTTAAACGATGACCTGTCTAGCCGGTGCCACGTCTACAAATCATCGCTGTATCTGCCGTTGACTGATTCGACGTTTTCGACGCTCCCCGCGACTCCCGCTGCTTTGGAGGGACTTTGACTACGTTATGGCGCTGGTCGATGAGGCCGGAGTGGTCAATCGTGACGTGTTCGAGACTGTGCAACTGGCGCAAGGCAAGCGTGAGCGGTCTGTCCTGGTGGCGATCGGTACGCCTGGCCCCAACAAGGATGACAGTGTGCTGCTCGACCAACGAACGTATGCCGCTGCACACCCTGAGGACACAACGCTTCGATACCGGGAGTATTCGGCTGTTGGGTTCGAGCATCACCCGGTGGACTGTCAACACTGCTGGGAACTAGCGAATCCAGCATTGGACAAGTTCCTCTACAGGGACGCTCTACAGGCTCTGCTGCCGCCGAAGGTCCGTGAGGCCACGTTTAGGCGCACACGGCTCTGTCAGATCGACGTGGGCATGGATGGCGCGTTCCTGCCGCTGGGCCTGTGGGACTCCCTGGGCACGGGTGAGTCCATAGAGCCTGGCACTGAGGTTGTCGTGGCCTTGGACGGCTCATTCTCGGACGACAGCACGGCGCTACTGCTGGCCACAGTGGACAAGCACCCCCACTTCGAGGTCCTGGGCCTGTGGGAGCGTCCCCCTGGCGACGAGGACTACCGCGTGCCCGTGGCCGAGGTCGAGGACAAGATCAGGGCCGCGGGCAAGGTCTATCAAGTCCTAGAGATTGTGGCTGACCCTTTCCGGTGGACTAGGACGCTGCAAGTCCTGGAATCGGAGAAACTCCCCATTGTTGAGTTCCCGCATTCACCATCACGGCTCACGGCTGCTACTGGCGATCTTTACACCGCCGCCACGAATAAGGGGCTGACTCATTCCGGTGACCCACGTTTAGCCGCTCACGTCGGCGCTGCCATCGTCACAGAAGATTCCCGAGGAATGCGCTTATCAAAGGTGTCCCGTTCAAGGAATGCACGTAAGATTGACCTAGCGGCTTGCTTGGTCATGGCTCATAGCCGCGCTACATGGCGCGCAACCCGCAAACCCAAACGAAAGGCACGGTCATTCGCATGAGCGAACTACAGAACATGCTGCAACGGCTCGACGCACAATCGCAGACGCTATCCACCCTCGATCAGTATTACCGGGGGGAGCAAGCACTAGCGTTTCTGTCTCCTGAGGCTAAGGCCGCTGTGGGCTCACGGTTTGGCCGGCTGAGCACCAACGTATGCCGGCTGAGCGTGAACGCACTCACTGAGCGTCTACGTGTTAACGGTTTCCGGGTCGATGGTCAACCTTCCCCGACGCTGTGGGCGCGCTGGCTGGGCGCTGACCTCGATCAGAGGGCATCCCTGGTCCACCGTGAGGCGCTGGCGCTGGGGCACGCTTACGTGACCGTGTGGACGCACCCTGACGGCTCACCTAAAGTCTCGGTGGAGTCTGCTCACCAAGTGGTCATCGAGCGCGACCCCGGCACCCGTGAAGTGGTCCGCGCCGTGAAACGCTACGAGGACGCCACCGGCACTAATGCGGCTCATCACAAACCAGGGTGTAGTCGGGGTCTGAATCCGCCGGTTTCGAGTAGGGATCTGGCGATGTAG